TCAATACAAGCATAACGAAGTCGATGTCCCTTTCCTTTTGTGGGATGAACTAAATCAAATGGTTTTGGAGATGCATCTGCAGCGGCAAACCTAGATGCAAGTCTACCTTTGTTACCACAATCAACTGAACCAGAAACAGTCATATCACCTATAACACTGATAGTGTCAACAGATGAACCACCAGATATAAGTAAAGCATTCGCAGTCTTACCGTCACCAGCAACAGTTAAATTACCGTCAGCTTTAATTGCAAGAGATGATTGATATGCTGGTTGAGTATCAAGTGAATTTTGTGACGCACCATTTGAAGAAACGTTCAAAGCACCCTCATATCCTGGCGCAGCTGATGGATTCCCAATCAAGACAGGGCCATTTAAAATAGCAGATCCTGTGGGAGATGTATCAGGTGCGACATAGGATACATCATTTGTTCCTACAATTAGTTTATCTGTTTGAAATCTAGATATGTTCATATTACTTTGGAGTTCTCCTTGCTGTTGATAATTGTGTTTTCTTCAGATTTGCTGTCAATGCACCAAAATTCTCATCAGCGAAAGATGCAGCAACCATGAATCCATATTTAAGTTCAAATTGACCTTTAGCAATTACGGTCATGTCTTTGGCAGCTTTGACTGTGATTTTTTCACCTTGAACACGAATGTCAGGAGCTCCGATATCTGCAATTCTTTCTGCCTTGACAGTGAATTGACCATCTTGACCACCACCATTCGCATCAACAAAAATGTTTTTTGCTCTTAGTATTATATTACCATTTTCACACTCAAATATCATATCACCTTTTTTGGCTTTTACAATCTTTGCAGGGAGTTGAGATATGTCACCAGCATCTCTAACTTTCAAACCCTCACCAAGAACTTCCATTGACATTCCTGGCGTGTACAAAACATGTTTACCTGTTCCAGGCCCTCCACCAGAGGCACCTTGACCTGTGTTTGCATAAAAACCAAAGGACTGCGCCTCTGCTGTCTGCACTTGATACAAGGTATCTCCATGTATTGAACTTTGTCCACTCTGAACGGCATATCTTAATTTTACCGTTCTCTCTAGATTTTTTTTATCGTCTGGTGCTTTTGCCATTTTATTTTTCGATACAACTAATTACAGTTACCACAACATCTTGAGATAGAGTCCTGTCGAAAGGAACATTTGTATCAGCAAGTTGAGTTGCGTCATCAATTTTAGTAAACTTCAGAACTGGCAATAATCTAGCACCAGCTCCAGTGTCACTATTTATTGTTAAATCTGGAAGTTTAGTAAACCCAAATCCACCATTTACAACATTTGCTCCGACTATGAATCCATCTTGAATATTCAATTCAACTTCTGCTCCACCGTCAACTGTGAGTGTGTCATCATCTGAGTATCCAGAGCCAACATTTTCTATAGCGATACTATCTAATGATGTAACATAAGAAACTGCTCCATCATAGTTTGCATTTGGATCTGGGATTACTTCTTTTTCAGTCAAAGATCCATCTGGATTAAGAGTTGTCTCCGTTGTGTTTGGTAGATACTCTTGACCTCCACTTGTTATTACAACACCTGTGACTGAACCATCTTTAATTTTAACATATCCTCCCGCTCCATATCCTTTATCACAACTATCAAAGAATGAAAGTAAAGGTGGTTCTTTGTATCCAGTTCCAGATCCTATAATTGAAACTCCAATCACTCTACCAAGTGCATTTACAATCGCACTTCCACTCGCACCTGTGCCTCCACCACCTAAGAAATCAACTCTTGGTGGGCCACACTTAAGAACATTAGTGCTACAATTTGGAGCACTCGGTAATGCTGGTATTCCATCTGCAATACTATCAATATCACCAGCGAGATTAGTAAGAGAACTCAGTCCAGCTTTGTCAAGTATATTACCAAAAACATCAAACCCATCTTCAATCGCTTGTGTGACTCCAGACTTTGATGAGAATGAAGTTGTTGGTGGACAGTTTACTCTATCACAATCAAGAACATTTGTAATGATATTTGCAAATTTAATTGCCTTTGAAAACGTTGCACTCGGAATAGGTAATCCAGTTCCAAGTAAATTGTTTAACTGTCCAAACATACCACCAAGGGCTGAGTCTATGAGGTTATTGATCTGACCAAACATGTCACCTAGAAAATTTTCAACACCACAAATCGGAACATCTAATACCTGTCCGATCATATTTTCTAAACTTTGAGCAAGATAATCTTTTAATTCATCTTGTATTTTTTCAATGTTACAGAAAATAGTGTTTGTTAATGCATTTGTAGCTTGCCCTGTGGGAACTTGATTGAACTTATCAACCTTATTTGCTAAATCTAAATTTAATTTATCAAGCGTATCTTGAATCAACCACGAACGGCCACGACGAATCAGTTTTGTCATGGAGTTATGAACTAAGTTAGTAGTTGCTTTTATTTCTTCTTGCATATCAATTACACCACCGTAAAGTGGATCAATCGTCAGACCAGTTCCAACAGTCTGAAGTGCGTTCACATTTTTTGTAAATTTTTTGATTGCATTACTTATCTTTGATATCTCATTATCTTCACAGGGACTAAAAGTATCAGTGGTTATATTTGTAGAGTTTTGTTCTTGATCCTGTCCATTTGTTTTATTAACTTCACCAGCCGAATGTTTGACATTTGTTGGATTAGTTTTATATATTTGAGTCTTGTTTGCCATTTGTCTCACTTTTGGTGGTGTATATGGCATAAAACAAGTTTGTCTCTTTGCATTAAACATTGCAGTTGAGAGTTCATCATCAACAAATGGTTGTTTGAATAATGTTCCAAATATAACTGGTTGTTGACCATCATCACCATCAGCAAAGAAACCAACAACCACTTCTCCACCTTGATAATTCACCGTATCACCACAACCACCTGTTGTAGAAACGTTAGGTGGTAGTAAGATGTGTGCTAAAGGTAAATCCTTATCTGGTAAATCATCAGAACAATCATGATATCCAACAATACGAACACGACATCTAAACGCATAAATGTCTTTATTATCAGGATCATCTGCTTGTGTCTTTTCTAAGGAATCTCCCCACTCTCCTTTCTCTGGATCGGTCACTTGACCAATCCACCACTTCATAGGATCTTTTCCCCAAAAATTAGTTGATTGTTGGTACATTCAGTTAGTCGTCGTATATTAAACACTCTGGTTCATCAGGGTGCATATCACAGAATAATTCTAAAGCATTTGGATCATGATGATCACCAGCTTCGATTTCTGCTTTGTGGTGTTCTACATACTCTTCGAGTTCATGCAACTCTTCTTTTGCATGTCTTCTTGCTGCTGGATTCGCTTGTGGGTCATCAGCAATCTTTTTGTCGTATTCAATGTGATCTTCAATTGATTTCATTTGATTCTCCTGTTTCTTTTATTTAAGCGGTAAAGACATCACGAACTAATTTTAATTGCGTGTTCGCCTTTTTATTACCTATGATGTGTTTTAATTCAGACACCAAATACTTTCCACTAATATCATTATCTCTATCTGATCCATAATCTGTTTGACTTTGATCCTCACTTTTTTTCACTGGTAATTTGACCTCGATCATTTGACCAGCTCTCATGTCAGGATTAAGTGGAATAGAAATAGTTAATGCTTGTGAAAATAGTAAATTATTTCTAGCATAAGCCTTATTTTGATACATGGCAAGCTCAGATTCTTTTTCTCCTTCATCTTTTTTAGAACCTTTCTGCATCGCTCCTTTATCTAATAATCTTAACATCAATCGAGTTGGAAAGTCCTCTAATCCATTTGGTAACTTTGGTGGTTTTTTCAAACCAATTTCAGATATTTTGTAGTCTTTCGTTTTTGTGGTGCCAGTTTCTAGATCAATGTATATTGTTTTATTTGCGTACATTCCTAATCTACAATTCATTCCAATATCATTTGATTGATCTAAATTATTTTCAATAATTCTAAAGTCTGTCTCTGTTGGAATCTCTGGTTTTTCATATACAATTGGTTCACCTTCTAATAGTTTTTGAATTGATTTAAAAAAGTAACCATCCAATGTCTCATAAAACAAAAACCCACAATTTGTATCATCAGTTGCAGCTTTAGGACACAACCACTGAATCGTATCAAACGGTCTTTTCATATTACCTACGAAAGAATATTTGTTAAATGCTTGATCTTTATCAAGGTTCTTACTTGTTTGAACTCCTCTTTTGTCACCTATGAGTAATTCCGTAACAAGATCAGAGACGTTACCACTAAATTTTTTTGATACCCTCGCTGTTTCATTTATAATAGATTCCACTGAGATAAATTCTAAAGTTGCAATCTGTTTACTTGATGAAGTTTTGACATCTTTCACAGAGTTCAACATCAGAAAATGTTTATCAGGACTAATTACAAAATCATCAAATCCAGGCACTTTAATATTCAAATCTAAATACTCACCACCAGTGATACCCTCACGACTAACCACTTGATCAACATCAATAAATGAAAGAGATAAAGAGATAGAGGGACTTTTAAGACTTTCATAGTATGTAATCGAGGGATTACCACCAGATATCTCGAACTCTTGAGATAATGATGAGCCCTCTGTTGGAATTAAAGTACAGTGACCAATAAAATATTTGTTTTCCATTAATTTATCATCTTAGCAATTGATGGTGGTAATTTAGACTTGGTAGTTTGAATTACTTGAGTATTTGTACTCGTTGGTACAGGAGTAGGAATTTGTTGAGTTTTTGTTTGAATTACTGGTTGAACTACAGTCTGTATTCTAGGTTTATTTACCATACTACTAGTTATATTACCAAATTCATTATTACTAGAATCTGCTTCTACATATTCAGAAGCAAATTTTTCTGTAGGATCTGCTTTTATATTTCTTCTACTGAGAGGGAAGGTCGCTATTTTAAATGCATCTTTCATATAATTACCAAATGTCTTAGTCTTTGCTTTTGATGTAATTGCATTCGTGCCACCACCTCCACCACCAAGGCCTGGCAAATTTGGCATAAATTGTTCTACACCAGCCTCACCAACTAGATATGGTTTTCCTTTTGTAACAGGGCCACCATATTCTCTTTTTTCTGGTTTATCTGGTTTATCAGATCTTTTAATTTTATTTTCCTTATCAGCAATATCTTGTCTCAACTTTGCATTTTCAGCTTC